TGGCCCGACACCCCGTCCCTTTTTCACAAAAGCACGTGCAAAAAAGCCCTTATTTACAATGCCCAGTCAAACCGACATCGCCACGGCCCTCGGCCTAACCCGCCAACGCGTCTCGGTCCTGGTTAAGAACGGGATGCCGATTGACTCGGTCGACGCGGCGACTGCGTGGCGTCAGGCGCAGGTCGATGGACGCACCCGGCGCATGGCTGGCGTCACGATCGCCTCGCTGAACGAGCATAGCCTCGACGACATCCTTGGACAGCAGCACGTCCTAGTTGCCTCAGCTCGTACCGCGTACCGTAACGCCATCGAGTCGGGCGACCAGTCGCAGGGCAAACTCCAGACGGCGTTCAACCAAGCGCTTAAGACTCTGCTGTCCCTCGAGGACGAGCAAAAGAAGCGGGCCCTGGCTAACGGTGAATACATCTCCAAGGCTGAGGCCGCAACGGCGCTGAAGACTCTGATCGGCGAAATCCTTGCCGCCCTCGACGACTTGCCGACGGACGTGGCAGAGCGGTGCAATAAGGCGAACCCTGCTCAGGCCATCAAGCCGTTGCAGGACTGGGTGCGGAAGACACGCGAAGCCATCTCACTTAATGATCCTTTCCCCGAAGACGCTTGAACTGGTAGCCCTAGGCCGTGAGGCCATGAGGCCGACGACGAGCGGTGACCCGGTGGAGTGGCTTGAGCGTAACGTCTCGGAGATACCCGACTCGCACCTCAAGGGTGCGTTCCGTAACGAGCGGATGCCGTGGGTCGGTGACGCGGTAAGGTATATCGTCCACCCCGAGGTCCGACAGGTTCTGCTTCCTTGGGCAATTCAAGCCGGCAAGTCTGCGGCGCTTCGTCTATCGACGGCCTACTTCATCGCCAACGACCCGGGCAATATGCTGATGCTTCAGATGAACCAGGACGAAGCCGACGACTTCTTTCTACGCCAGTGCCGTCCGCTCTTCGATGCCATCCCAGAGGTCGTTAAGCGCAAGAAGCCCGACGATATGCCACGCTCGTCGGTGGGCGATTACCAGCGTATGATTATCTATTGTAGGTCAGCACATACGAAGACCAGCCTTCAACGAATTACCACGAAATACGTTTTTGGTGATGAAGTATGGCGTTGGCCCAAGGGTCACATGGAAGAAGCTATGGGACGCACGACCCAGTTCTCTTGGAACAGCAAGCACGTCTTTGCCAGCCAAGGCGGGACGCCCACGGACGACTTCCATCAGCTGCTCGAACAGCCATCGACGAACATTCACGACTGGTCTTTCAACTGTCCGAAGTGCAACACGCTACAGCCTTACGACTGGAGTTTCGTCCGCTTCCCTGAGGACGCTAAGGACGGCGACGAGTGGGACGTGGCTAAGGTCAAAGCGGGTACGACCTACGAATGTCGGTCCTGCAATCACCGCCATACGGACAGCCGCGAGACGCGTTACGAGCTAAACCTTGGCGGCAAGTTCGCACCCCGAGAGCCGGGCAAGTCTATCGAGCGCGTGGGCCTGCACCTCAACGCCCTGGCTATGATGTCTTGGGGCGAGTTAGGTCGGATGATGCTCGAGGCCAAGCGGGCCTCCGTGATCTACGGGGACGAGGAACCCCGACGCATCTTTAAGCAAAAGAGATTAGCCCTAGCCTATTCCGAAGAGTCGGGCACCATGCTTGCTCCCGTCAACGCGTCTGACTACGCCCTTGCCGACGACTGGGCCGAGGAGGCGGTGATTACCCCTAAGGCTCAAATCGCCACACGCGAGAACGCCCCCGCTGGCAGCATCCCTTTCCGTACAATGGGCATCGACGCTCAACGTAAGGGCGGCCTTCACTTCTGGGCAACCGTGCGCCGCTGGAGCCGTAACGGGCAAAGCCGTCTGATGGCCTTTGAGAAGGTCGAGACTTGGACAGGCCTCGACGACCTAGCCCGAAAGCACGGCGTCCATAAAGCCCTCATCGCCGTTGACTCAGGAGACCAGACTCAAGCCGTCTACGCCGAGTGTTGCCGGCGAGGTTGGAAGACTACCAAGGGCTCGCACCTCGACGACTTTGCGGTGACTTCGTCAAACGGACAGACGACCCGCCGCTTCTACTCCGACCCTCAGGCTATGATTGTGCCAGGGCAAGCCCAGCGAGTTTCGTTTATTGTCTTCTCCGTGCCTGCAGCCAAAGACCTCCTGCACGGACTACGGGTCCGCAAACTCCACACCTACCCCCGTGACGCGGTCGAGGACTACGCCAAGCAGCTGAACTCCGAGGTCCGCGTAAAGGACAAGCGGACGGGTCGCCCGATGTGGATACTTCCGCAAGGCGTCCTCGACAACCACGCTCTCGACTGCGAGGTCATCGCCCTGCTCCTAGCCGTGCGCTGGGGCGTCGTCGGTCGGGAGGCTACGACCACGGAAGCCGAAGCACCTACAACTTGACACCGTGCCCAACTCTATCACTTTAAATGCAAGCGAGTCGGGGGTTTGTGGGGACCTACATTGGCTTGGAGGTTCGGATCGTTGGCCCTCGGCTCGCCCCCTTTCGTTCCAAGAGATGCAAGTTTAACATGGCATCCGGCATCTTTATCGGCCTCACGGAGTGCGAACTCTTGGCAATCCGTACCAAGGCGGTCTCTATGATTACCGAAGGAAAGACGCTCATGTCCTACTCGGACAGCGGCTCGTCTGCATCCAAGTCGTTTGCCATGCCACCGAAAGAGATGCTTGCCGAGGCTCAGTACGCCCTCGGTATCCTCGACCCTCAGCAGTACCCGGGCTCGGTTCGCATGACGGTGGGTCGGACGAATTGGAACAACCCAATCCGTAACTAATTTATGACAGTCAAAAAGCGTCTACCCATCAAGGCCCGCAAGGGAACCCCGAAGCCCGAGGCCTCCGCTGGCGGCTGGCAAAGCACGGGGCTTACTCGCCTCCGCTTAGGGCAGTACGGCGCCCAACCGCGTGACCTCCGCCGCGACCTCTCGCCGTTCGACCGCCTGTCGATGGTCCGTAAGTGTCGCTGGGCTGAACGCAACAGCGGGCTCTTTAATCAAATCCTGAACGACCTCACGCTCTACACCGTGGGTGACGGCATCAAGCACCAGTCCCACGCATCAACGCCCGAGGCTCGTGAAGCCTATAACGATTACTTTAATGAGTGGGCTAAGAAGTGTGATATCACCGGCCGCTTTTCGTTTAACCAAGTTCAGAACATCCTCCTCCGCGGTATGCTCCGCGACGGCGACTCCTTTGCCGTAAAGACCCGCAACGGTTTTGACGTGCCCAAGCTGCAGATCATGGAGTCGCACCGAGTCGGTGACCCTTTGTCTCCAGACGTATGCCCGCCCGGTATGCATGACGGCGTTCAGTTCGGCCCCTACGGTGAACTCGCTGGGTTCTCAATCTATCGCTCAGACGGCTCTGCCCGTTACGTTATCTCCAACGCGGTGATGCACGTCGTCGACCAGGAGTGGGCCAGCGGAGCCCGTGGCATCCCTATCCTTCAGAGCGCCGTCAACTCAGTGCAGGACGATATGGACGTGCGTCTCCTTGAAATACTCGCCATGAAGGACCACGGCGACGTCACCCGCGTCCTCAAAAAGACAGGCGGCTTTATGCCGACCGACATGGGTGCGGAACTAGGTCAGTCCACCCCTCTCACGCAGGGCCAGCAGTACGCTTCGATGGGTGGCAAAATCCTTGCCCTCGAGCCCGGCGAAGACCTCCAGCTCCTTGCCTCTAACCGCGGCAGTCAGGCTATCGGCTTCCTACAGGAACTTGAGCGGGACATCGTCCGCGTCCTCCCGTACGAGTTCGTTTCCGACCCTTCCAAGATTGGTGGGGCTTCCGTTCGCTTAGTAACCGCCAAGGCTGGTCGAGTCTTCGGCAAGTATCAGTCGGTTATTATCACGACCCTGTGTCAGCCGACTTGGGGCTACGTCATCGGTCAGGCAATCGCCAACGGCGAACTTCCCGACGATGAGTCTTGGACCGAAGTCTCGTGGACGACACCGAAGAGCGTGACGGTGGACGGTGGACGCGACTCGGCTAACGACCGCGACGACCTCCGCATCGGCCTTCTGTCCTTCTCTGAAATCTACAATCAGCGCGGGATGAACTTCGAGGAAGAGGCTGAAATCAAAGCCCAGAACGTCCGCTATCTCTTGGACCTCTCCAAGACCTACGGCGTCCCCTTCGAGACCCTGTCTAATCTGCTCATCAATACCGCTCCAGGTACTGTCGAGCAAACCTCCTCCAGCCCTCAGCCTAGCGCTGAAACCGATACCTCTTCCTAAAATGCGTTTCCTACTCAACGGCCTGAACGGTCGTGAAGCCCTCCTCATCGACCCTGCTAAGGCTAACGATCACCGCGTCCTTGCGGAGAAGTTCGGCTTTACGGATATGCTGGCCCAGCTCTTCGGCGAAGTTCCGAAGGCCTATATCGCTGAGGACGGCACGGGCGTCATTCCGATTGCCGGCGTGATTGGCAAGAGCCTCTCGCCCCTCGAGAAGATGACTGGGGCCGTGGACGTCTCTGACATCGCCGACACCATCGACGAATACTGCATGAACCCACAAGTGACCCGCATCGCCTTCCAAGTCTCATCCCCTGGCGGTACGGTCACAGGCGTTGAGGAACTCGCCAACAAGGTCCGCAATATTGCCAAGCCGACGATGTCCTACACCGACACTGAGATGGCAAGCGCCGCTTACTGGGTTGCCGCCGCAGCTGATAAAGTCGTCGCCTCCCCCTCTAGCACCGTCGGTTCTGTGGGCGTCTATATGGTCGTCGCCGACTACTCGGAAGCCGCCAAGGCCGAAGGCATTAAGATGATTGTCATCAAGGCTGGTCAGCACAAGGCCATCGGCGTACCCGGTGCTGAAGTGACCGATGCCCATCAGGCCCACCTTCAGGAAGGGGTCGACGAAATCCACGCCGACTTTAAGGCCGCCGTCCTCCAGACCCGCAAACTCGTCAAGGCCGAGGACATGGAAGGCCAAGTCTTCTCTGGCAAGCAAGCCGCCCAGCGCGGTCTCGTTACTGGCCTTGCGGACTCGTTCAACGAAGCGGTCGCCACGTGGGCAGAGAACAGCATCGCCCCTGCCCCTGCCGTCCCTGCTAAGAAGAAGTAATTTTATGCCCGAAATCATCATCACCGACATTGACGGCACCATCCTTGACGCAGGGCAACCCGTGCAACGGGTCATTGACTATATCAAGGCCGAAGGCTACCCAGTCGTCATCCTCACCGCCCGTGCCGAGTCTGAGCGGGACAGCACGATTGAAGACCTCAAGGCTACTGGGCTAGACTATATCCGCCTTGTCATGAACGGCGGAGACGCCCCTGCCCCTGCCTACAAGGCCGGTGAAGTTAAGAAGCTGCTCGACGAGGGCTTTGACCCAGACGTCTTTATCGACAACGACGCTGCCAACCGCGAGGCCGTCGCCGCCTTAGGGGTAGAAGTCGCCGACCCTGCAGACCTAAACGCTGAAAGCGAAGCCTCCGAAGACGAAGTCGAAGAGGAAGATATGATGAGCAAGGCCTTTGCCGTTTCCACTAAGAGCAAAGTCAAGATGACCATCGAAGAAAAACTCTCGACCGCCGACCTTCTCGCTCAGGCCTTAACTGCAGAACGCGACGACCTTCGTGCGACCGTTGAGAAATTGACCGTAGGCGCCGTGGACGAACTGACTGCCATCAAGGCCGACCTCGTTACCAAGGAAGCCTCCCTCTCTGCTCTCGGTGTCTCTCTCGAAAAGGCTACCGCTGAACGCGACGCCTTCGCCGCCAAGATCGCGGAACTCGAAAGCACCAAGGTCACGGCCTCCAAGGAAGCCGCTAAGATTGCCGCCTCCGTAGGCGTCGAACCGACCGCCATCATCCCTGGCTCCGACAACGTCGCCGCCAAGGTGGACGCTCTCGCTACTTTCAATTCCCTGACTGACCCAGTTGCTAAGGCCGACTTCTTCGCGAAAAACGCTCAAGCCATCTACGCGTCAATCAAGGTCTAATTTTTCTCTCACCCTAATCTCCTAATATACTACTATGGCTAATTCCATCGCAGCTGCTCCAGCAGTTCTCGCCCAGGGCGTCATCAAGGCCCTCGCCAACAAACTCCCGATGCTCTCGGGTTTCTCCACCGTTTTCACCTCGTCCATCCAGGGCGCCGGCAAGACCATTCAGGTTCCCCTGATCGGCACGTCGACCGCTACTGAGTTCTCGACTGGTGGCTACCTCACGCAGGACGACGCCACGGTCACCTCGACCAGCGTTACCCTCAAGCACTTTAAGGTCTCCAGCCGCTTCTCGCCTCTGGACATTCGCGAGTACGGCGTGGGCTTCTTCGCCAACAACTTCGTCGAGACGGCTGCTATCGCCCTCTCCCAGAAGTGCATGACGGAAATCAACAGCCTCGTCCTCGCCGCCAACTACAGTTCGGCAACCGTCACTGGTGCCGCTTTGTCCTACGCTGAAGTGGTCGCTGCCCAGAAGACGCTCGACGACGCCAAGGCCCCAGACAAGCGCGCCCTCGTCCTCGGTAACACCTACCTCGCTGACCTCCGCTCGGACGCGACCATCATCGCTGCCTTCCAGCTCGGTGCTAACGTCATCTCCTCCGGCTCCCTCGGTACGATTGCCGGCGCTCAGGTCTACCAGTTCAGCAACCTTGCTGCCAACTCGGAATCCCTCGCGGGCTTCATCTGCGGTGCCGACGCTATCGCTGTTGCGACCGCCCTCCCGTTCAACGAAATCCCCGGTGCTGATGTGTCTCAGGCCACCGACCCTGCAACGGGTCTCTCGGTCCAGGTCATGATCATCCAGGAGCAGTCTGGTTTCCTCAACGTCACCGCCACCTTGCTCTTCGGCACGGCTGTCGGTCGCTCGACCAGCCTCCGTCGTCTGACGACCGCGTAAGCGACGCGGCTCTAGCCGCATAAACGAGACCCCCTTGGCTAACCCCTTGGGGGTCTTTTGTTTTACCCTATTGCCAACTGTCGCAACAGTATGAGCCTATATGGGACCGAGTTCTTGGACGACGCTAAGGAGATGATTGCCGACTTCGGCGTGGCTGGTTCTGCCAACTCTGGTGCCATCACCTTTCAGTGTCTCATCTCCGACCCTGCCGTCCAGACCGTCCTCGAAGCAGGGGGGTATATGGAGAAGACCCAGTACACAGTTAGGGTGCCCGCTGTAACAGCCGCCTGGAGCCTCCCAGACGGGTCTAATGGGTCATCGGCGGCCCTGCTCTCGGCTGGTGTCCCCATCGCCTCCCTAGCCCAAGGGAAGAAAATCGTCGCTGGCGGTAAGACCGTCCGCATCACGACCCAGACTCACAAGCCCGCGTCGGCTTGGATCACGCTCCTCGTCATCGACGACAACCAGTAAGCGCCGTGGTCAAGGTCACGCTCACGCCCGCCAGTCAAGCAGCCTTCGTGGACGCCATCCAGAAGTTCGCCGCGGCGAGCAAGCAAACCATCCGAGACGCGACCCTAGAGCAAGCCGCCTTGGCCTGTCAGGACGCCGCCAACTTTACGCCTCCGCTGACTAAGGGTGGTGGGGGTGGCCTGTCTAACTCTGCCAAGAAGGCCGGGGAGCGGGCCGTTGACCGAGATGTGAACAAGGTGGTCGTACCGCTAACAGGTGGCGGTGCCGGCACACAAGCAAACCGCGTCATTAAACGGCTTGGCTCCTTAGCCTTGAACAACAATCAGGGCCTGTTCTGGAAGGTTGCCTCAACCCAGTCCTCTATCATCGCCGCCAACTCCTTTGTGGCCCGTATGCTCTCGACCCAATACAAGGGCTTCGGGACGGACCAAGGTTTTAAGCGGGCTAAGAACTACTTTAACCGTATCGGCAACCGCGTGGCCTCTCAGGCTCTCAGCTCGGACGGGGCTCCCCTTGAAGGGACGGCTGCCATCGACGCTGTCTATCGGCCTGTCTATCAGCGCAACAACGGGCGACTGTGGAAGAACGGACGCAACATGAGCGGGGTTCGCTCCTTCGACAAGCGGGTCGTCGAGCGTAAGGCCGACCTAGATACCTATATCGCCCAACGCCAGGACAGCGTCGGTGCCATCAAGTCGGGCTGGTACAAGGCCCTAATGTCCCTCCCCCGCCCGGTCATCAACGGCGTCGAGAAGAACGCGGGGTCAGCCCTTCGTGCCGCCGGCTGGATTACCAAGCACAGTTCCGTTGCCGGGCAGAGCGTCACCCAATTCTCTGACAAGTTAGCCGACGTCACTATTCGCAACCTCTCTGGCAACATCTTCGGCATCGCCGACCAAGCGGGCGTCCTCGGCCTAGTCTACGGCAACCGCGTCAAGCAAATGCCCGCCAAGGTCCAGCGCCTAATCGCCGCGGACGTCGCCAAGTTTAACCGCAAATAACCCATGCCCGCCTCCATCCGTCACATCGTCGAGTCTACGCTCGCGACCTACCTCTCGACACAGACTGGGCTTACCACGGTGTCTTTCCTCACGGGAGACAACGCCGCGACCCAGACCCTGCCGAAGGCCGTCGTCCTTTGCGACTCTGCCCGACCCCCTGCCAGCCTCCCTGACGGCGAGGGTAACTACGACTGCTCGGTCCGCATCACCCTGTTCTCCAACGCCGACGACACGACCCTAGCCGATCACCGCACCCGGTGTGCCGCCCTGGTCGGTAATATGCGTGACCTAGTCAGCATTAAGGCCGCCTTTGTCTCAGGCGGGGACGCGACTTGCTACGACGTAGGCATCGTTTCCGAGGACGAGGGGATTGACGAGCGCAGCTGGGCGACGTCCTTTGCCTTCTCGGTCATCACCTGTCTAGCCCCGTAAGGTTTCCAACCCTTGCAAAAGTAATCATGGCTGCCGTATCTACTGGAACTACTTGCCTCTTTGGTGTCAACGGGACGGTCACAAACCTCTTTGTCCAGTCCTACTCGGTCAACGCCACCTTTAACCTGTCGGGCACGGTAGCCGACGAGACGGGCCTGACCAAGACGGCTCGCTACGACGACCGTAAAACAGAGATTACCGTCGACGGTATCTGCAAGACCTCTGGTATGCCGGTCCTTGGTGCTAGCTTCTCTTTCACGATTAACGCCGACACGGCCTACCCAAGCGGCTCGGCCTCGGTGTCTTATGTCGGCACCATCACCGCCATTACTCAGAAGGGTTCCAATAAGGACTTTACCTCGGTGTCTATCACGGCGACGGACTACGAAGGCGTAACGCCTTAATTGACCCAGCCCCAAGTAGGGGCATAGTCACGGCGTGGACCATCGCTTCCTAAACGCCTACATCGACCCGGCTCCCTTGCGGATACTGGGTCGTTCTATGTACCCTTGGTGCCTCAAGTACCGCGTGCGACTGATGGCTTTTAATTCCCCACTGATCACGGGCGACCGCGGCATCACTCCAGCCGATCTTATCTTTGCCTGTCAGGTATGCGCCGAGGAACCGCTAGGAGACTTGGGCTTCTGGGACAAACTCAGGATTAATCGACTCAATAACGACCCCGTCAAGTTTGAGCGGATGCTTAAGGCCTTCGCCGGCTACGTCCTTGTTCACGACTGGCCTAAGTTCTGGGAGCTGGACAAATCTAAGAACGGTGGCGACAACGGTTGCCCGTGGCCCTTGGCTGTAGTCGCTAACCTGATTGCCTCGGGCATTGAGGAGAAGCGGGCATGGGAGATGCCGGAGTGTCAGGCCATCTGGCTTAACTCGGCCTTGGCCTTACGCAAGGGGGCAGAGATTAAAATAATGACCCCCGAGGAAGAGGCCTTTATGGCGTCCGAGGCGGCGGCGGCTGCTTCCACTTCGGCAAAGGAGAAGACCGACTAACATGGCCCAATCCCTAGAAGTAAACATCAAGACGACCTCGGACGTTCCCCAGGCTATGGACAAGGCCAAGGCGGCGACCGTTGGTTTCTCCAAGCAGGTCGATGACATTCAGAAGAAGTTTAGCACCGCCTTCAAAGATATTTTCCTCGGCTTCACGGCGCCGATGGTTCTCATCCAAAGCGCCATCCAGATAATTTCCTCCGCCATCGCAAAGGCAAAGCAGGACGCCAAGGAAGGTCTCGATTTGATTTCCAAGGGTGAGACCATTTATTCGAACCAAGAGGAGCGCCAGATGGCTATGTTCTTCAAGGCAAAAAAGGCACGCGAAGACGAGATAGCTTTGGTTCAAAAAGGTAAAGACGAATTGGCTCGCCGCTTCATGAACGAGACAGAAGAAGGAAAACAAATGCGTGCTAGCATCAACTCTGGTCGAGTAGCAAGCCAACAACAATTGATGACAATCGAGGAGATGATTGCCATGCCTGGAGTAAAGGAAGAAGCCTTGAAGCGTTTCTTAGAGTCAAAGGAGGGACAGGCTTATAAACCAATCTTTGAACAGGCCGTCAAGAATGCCGCCGCGGCACCCACCGGCCCGACATCATTCAAGACCCCCGAAGGCTTTGGCAACGTGGTCGGCGTCGGCGCTAACCCTGTGATGGAGGCTATGACCATGCAGCTCGAAGAGTCCCGCAAGCAGACCGCCCTTCTTGAGAACATCAGCCGCGGAAGCGGTGGCGGCGTCCCTTTAGACTTTACTAAATCCCCAATCCCATCCCGTGGCTCTATGCTTGCGGGCGGCAAATAATCTTAACCAATGGCTATCGTAAACACAGGCGACGACCTCGTCGCTCCCATTCTCCAATCAGGCTGGACTGTCGTCTCTGACGGCTTCGGTCTGACAACCTCGGTCTCCGTCTTCAAGGGCGACACGACCACCGACGTTGCCGCGTTCCTGGTCAAGGGTACGGCACACCCCGACGCATCCTATTCTTACCTTAAAATTGACAAGTGGCGTATCAGCTGGGACGCCCTAGACATCGTCACAATCACTGTGGACTATGTCGGCATCGCCCCCTCCGTTAACGGCGGTCTATTCACGAACCCGAACACCTCTGGGGCTAACGGCCTGACGAGCGAACCGCTGACCTCACACCCAAACTTCTTTGTCGCTGATGCAGCCTACGCGGGTGTAATCGCGGGCGCTGGTCCTTATACTGCCGACACCTTGGGTCCGCTCGTGCAGTCTAAAGCAACGCCCAAGGGTGAGCCGACTTTGTCTTTTACTGGTTCAAACGGTGCCTGCTTTGAGTCTGAAGACGGCGGTCGCTTTATCGGTTTTGTCGACCCCATTTATCCAAGTTTCTACGGCAAGACAAACTACCTTGCCACGACGACGACTTACTCGGGCGTCATCTACATGACCGAAGAAGCCTCAGTCCTATCCATTCTTGAGTACCTTAACAAAGCATCGGCAACCACTGCTTGGGGCTCGTTTGACCTTTTGCCTGACTGGGCTCCTGTTGGAACTGTTATTAACATTGGACACGTTAACCTTCTTTCTCAGGTAAACGTCGAGATGTTCGGGGCTCTATACAAGGTCAACTACGAGATCCGTTATTCCAAGACCGGCTGGGACGACTACGTCTACATCAACGTTCCTTAATTTAAATGGCTATTCAACCAGGAGTAGGTTTTTCGTTTACTAGTTCGGGTTACGGCACGACGCTGGACATCAATTCAGTATGGACGGCTCCTATCCCATCGTTACCCGTTGAGCAGTTCAAAGTGCTAGTGTCGGGTGACAATGTCTTTACGGGCAAAGGCCGCGTGATTACGCAAGACGTCTGGGCGGGTACAGGCCTAGACGCAACGTCTGCCGAGTATGACCTCACTGGTATCTGGGCTTACCCTACGGGCTCAAAGACTACGGGCACAAATGCCTCTAGCCCCTGGGCAGACTCAGAAGGGTTTATTACGATTGCCAACGCAGCTGCCGAAGGCTCTGACAGCTGGGGCGTCTATATTGTCCGGCAACCGCTTAACCAAGCCTCGGAGTTTCGCGGTCCTGCTTTAGTGATAATGGCTGACGCTAGCGACGCCTTTGACAAGACGACTCCTTGGGGCGAGGCTGACACGACCGACAGCATTAGACTCTACGGCTATATCGGTGCAGGTGCCCTAGATGTAGACGGCTCACCCGCTGGCTATTTAATCGGTGGCACACAGACGACCCCTATTCAATATAACTACAACTGCCAACGGGTCTTAGTTGCCTCTATCATTTGGAACGGAACGACGAACGTCTGGGACGTAACTCAAAAACTTATCGGGACGATTACGCTCCCGAACATTATTCAATTTTACGGACTAGTTCTAGTAGTGGACGGACAGCCTTCTCCGTTTACTTACTGGCCTCAGTATGACGCAGAGTCTGACGCTTGGAACGGCGCTTGGAGCGGGTACGCTAAGCCCTCAATCCTGACGAGTATCATCTCGCCTGTCGGGATGCCCCTCTAACCTGCCCTCCCACCTTCCACTTCCCGCATCAATAAGACGCCATGACCTGCTCGACCTCAGTCACCTTTAAGCGCGGCACGACCTTCGCGGCGACCGTTACCTACACCCCCGAGGCGGGCGGTCCGGCTAACTTGCTGACGACCACGGTGACCTCTTCGGTCATCGACTACGCTGGTCAGGTCTATCCCCTGACGATCACGATGGCGGGCAACGGCCTGTCCTTTGTGGCAGCCTACACCCCAACCGACGCTTGGGCTTTAGGCTCGGCCCGCTGGGATGTCCGCTTTGCCTACGGTACGACGGTCTTCTACTCGGAGACCATGCGCCTTAACATCATCGACCAAGTCACTAACTAAGCCATGTCTATCTCCATCTCTTCCGAGGTTCTTGGGACGCTCTCGGTCACGGTGGCTGAGACGACTGGGGTGCTGTCGGTCTCTGTCCTAGCGACGGCTCCGGCTGTCCTGACGATGGAACTGGGTACGCCCG